GGGGGAAACCCCCCGGTATGTCGGCGTGCCGACATTCGTTTAATTTACAGGTATTGACTTTGGTTTCTCACTGTGTTATGTGTGTTGCCCCCATTGAAGGGGGAAACTTTGGAAGGGGGTTTGATGCGGCATAGTCAGGATTGGCGGTTTAGTCAGGTTCCGAATGTGGAGATTCCGCGGTCAATGTTTTCGCGGAGTCATGGTTACAAGACCACGTTCAACAGTGGTTACCTGATTCCGTTTTATGTGGATGAGGCGCTGCCCGGCGATACGTTTAACTGCCGGGTGAGTTTGTTTGCGCGTCTATCTACTCCTATTGTCCCGATGATGGACAATATGTATATGGATGTTTTCTTCTTCGCTGTTCCTAACCGTCTGCTGTGGGAGCATTGGCAGCGGTTTTGCGGTGAGCAGGATTCGCCGGGGGATTCGATAGACTATATCGTTCCCCAGGTTGTTTCAGGGGGCGGGGGTTTTGGAGTGTCGTCGCTTTACGATTACATGGGCTTGCCGCCGTCTGTGGCTAACTTGAGTGTTTCGGCTTTGTATCCTCGGGCCTATAATCTGATTTGGAACGAGTGGTTCCGGGATGAGAATTTGCAGACTCCGGCTCCGGAGTCTGTGTCTGATGGTCCGGACGCTGTGGGTAATTACATTCTTCGGCGTCGAGGTAAGCGGCACGATTATTTTACGTCGGCGTTGCCGTGGCCGCAGAAAGGTCCGGGTGTAACGTTGCCGCTTGCTGGTTATGCGAACGTTGTTCCCACGGTTGCGGCGACCCCGACGTTTGGTGTAGTGGGTCGTCCGGATACGTTTAAGTTGGAAGCCGGCGGTTTGAGTACGGCTTCTCAGTTGGTGGGGATTGAAGGCAATCGCGTGACGGGTAGCACGTCGGGGAATGTGCCGGCTGGTACTGATTTGTTTTGGTCGGGAACGGGTCTGCGTACGGATTTGACTACGGCGCAGGCTGTTACGATTAATACGATGCGCGAAGCGTTTCAGGTTCAACGGCTTTTGGAGCGTGACGCTCGCGGTGGTACTCGTTATACTGAGATTGTTCGGAGTCATTTCGGTGTGACGAGTCCGGATGCGCGTTTGCAGCGCCCGGAGTATCTAGGTGGCGGTCAGGTTCCGGTGATTATTAATCCGGTTGCTCAGACCTCGGAAACGGCGTCGGGTACGCCGTTGGCGACTCTTGGTGCCTTTGGGCATTTGGCATCAGCGAAGATTGGTTTCTCGAAGAGTTTTGTTGAGCATTGCGTAATCATCGGTGTGATGATGGTGCGGGCCGATATAACGTATCAACAGGGGGTGCCGCGTGGCTGGTCTCGCCGTACCCGGTATGACTATTTCTGGCCGGCGTTGTCGCACTTGGGAGAGCAGGCTATCAAGCAGCGCGAGATTTACGCTCTGGGAACTTCGGCGGATGATACGGTCTTTGGATACCAAGAGCGGTACGCGGAGTATCGTTATTTCCCCAGCCAAATTACGGGTTTATTTCGTAGTGGTGTGGCTACTGCTCTGGATGTTTGGCATCTTGGTCAGTTTTTCTCGGCGGCTCCTGCGTTGAATTCGTTGTTTATTCAGGATGACCCGCCGGTGGCGCGTGTTGTTGCTGTTCCTTCTGAGCCGCATTTTCTGTTCGATTCGTGGTTCGACATTCGATGTGCTCGGCCGATGCCTACGTATGGCGTTCCGGGCAATTTGGATCGGTTCTAATGGACCCTATTACGTGGGCGGCTGTGATTTCTGCGGGTGCGGGTATTCTCAGTAGTTTTATGGGTAAGCGTGCTACTGAGAAGGCGTCTAATACGTCGTATCAGCGCGCCTTTAAGGATATGCGAAAGGCTGGTATCAATCCAATTATGGCCTTTCAGCAGGGAGGCGCGAGTACGCCGACCTTTAATTTTCAGAATCCGGCGGCTGATTTGCCGTCTGACGTTGCAAGCGCGAAGCGTGTGAAGATAGAGAAGTCGCTTGCGGCGAAGCAGGGTGCCTTGATTGAGACTCAGGCTGAGGTAGCGTCTAAGAACGCTCAGAGTCAGGCGGACTCTGTGTGGGTTCAGCAACAGGATTTGAATTGGCGGAAGTCGCCTGCGAATCCGGAGAATCAGTTGCGGGCGGCTCAGGCTGGTCAGGCTTCGGCGCAGGCCGGTTTTTTGCAGTCGGGTAAGGCCGTGCGTGATTGGGATGTGAAACTCGGCGAGCAGAGTTTCGAGCGCGGCAAGTTGTCTGCAGCGCAGAATAAGTCTATTGAGCGCTTGTTTGATAAGATGGGAGAAGGAACAGGCGCGGATTTAGGTCGGATGATTTTACAGATTCTGATGAGCATGGGTGCTACCTCTGCTCGTGGTGGTTCTGTTTCTGTTGGTCGATGAGAGGGGGTGAGGCTGTGCGTCGGCGGATGAGCCGTACGAATAGTAAGCGGTCGTTTCGTCGTGGGGCGAATCGCGTTCATGGTAAGAACTTCGCTCCCGGTCCCATGAGGGGGGGTATTCGTCTCTGAAGTGTAATGGTCCCCTTCATGGTTGGTTTTCTCGGCAGCGAACGGAGTCCGGCAAGCGTCGGGTTTCGTTCGCTGCCGGCTCCTCGTTACGGGATTTACATGTGTCGGTACCATGTGGTAAGTGTTCGGGATGCCGCATCGAGAGGGCTAGGCAATGGGCCATCCGATGCGTGCATGAGGCTTCGCTATGGCGGGACAATTCGTTTATAACCCTGACGTACCGAACTGCGGATTTACCTACGCTGTCTGTTCTAGGCGGCGGTTCGCTACCTACGCTGAGACCGGAAGATTTTGTTCGTTTCATGAAGCGATTACGCAAGTTGAAAGGTCCCGGCGTGCGGTTCTTGCAAGCGGGCGAGTATGGCGAGCTAGGAAGGCCGCATCATCATGCGGTCCTGTTCAATTGTGGCTTTTCGGACAAGAGGAAGCATAGCGACCGGCCTGCCGGTGTTCTTTATAGGAGTGCGGAACTTGAAAGGCTTTGGCCGTGGGGTTTCTCGAGTATCGCTTCTGTCACGTTCGAGAGTGCATCTTATGTTGCGCGTTACACTCTTAAGAAAGTATACGGTGAATTGGCTGTTAGACATTACCGAGGTCGTGTAGCGGAATATTTGACCATGTCGCGGCGGCCCGGTATCGGTCACGGGTGGTTCAGGAGGTTTAAGGGTGATGTGTTCCCAGCGGATAGAGTTGTCGCAAGGGCGAAAGTGGCGGGTGCGCCTATTGTGGGAAAGCCTCCTCGCTATTATGAGGAGTTATATAGAAAGGAGGATAGCGAAGCGTACGAAGTGATGAGGCGTTCGCGTTTTCGTGCAGCGCAGGACGAGCGTTATCGGGATGAAAATACCGATGCTCGGGGCGCTGCTAAGGAGTTTTGTCTTAATCGGAAGGTTTCCGATTTTCTTGACAGGAGGATTCCTTGAAGCATTTGGTTCTCGCGGTGTTTGATTCGAAGATGGGTCAGTTTTTGCCGCCTTTTACGGCGGTGGCATTAGGTCAGGCGTCGAGGATGTTCGAGGACGCCGTTTGTTCGGAGGGTTCGCCGTTTAAGCGGCATCCCGAGGATTATCGGCTCTTCCATCTTGGATATTGGGACGATGTTACTGGTCTGTTCGAGAATATCGAACATGGTCAGTTTTTGCGCGAAGGGACGGATTGTGTTCCTTCGGTCGCGAGAGGGTGAGGCATGCCGGCTCCTTACAGTTTGGTGGATTTACCGCCGCAAGTGAATACGGATTATAGCGGCGAGGCTTCCCTTACTCAGCAGAGTTTTGCTGATGACGCCGATATCAATTTCATCGTGCGTCGTTATGTCGAGAGCGGGTTTATCGCTGATGTTAATCAAGCGATTGCTCGTTACGACATGTTGAATACTTGGGTCGGTGACCCTTATGTGGATTGTGTTGATAAAATCGTCGCTGCGCGGGAGAATTTTGAGAATCTCCCGAGCGATTTGCGTGCGCGGTTTAATAACAATCCGCAGGATATGATAGCGTTTCTGTCGGCTTCCGAGAATGAAGCGGAGGCGATTGCTCTCGGTTTGCTCCCGAGTGGTGAAGCCTAATGGCGGGTGACCGTTGTCCCCGCTGTCTTGCTTTGAGGCGTCTTGCTTTGGCGAAGCCTTGTACGGACTTCCCGCATGCTTGGCATAGGGAATTTAAAGCGGCTGAGGCCTTTGTGGCGCCTGTGGCGCCTGTTGTGCCGCCGGAGGCGGCTTCTGCTCCCCCGTCTAAGAAAGGGGGTCAGGGGGGGTAGCACTATTACTACTTGATATAATAGTGCGGACTGACACCGGTATATTGGTGTCGGTCCTTTTTTCTATCCGCCGGTAGGCGGTCCGTCTGTAAGACGAGTTGTGAGAATACCTTATGAAGTTGTTGTTTCATCGGCTCTCGATGAATAGTTGCTTTACTTGATTTGTATTAGTGTTTTTGTGTTTCTGTAGTGTCAGATTTGTTTTCTCTGCTCTTTTTTCGTTAGTCGCGTTTTTCGTGGGTTTCGGTTCAATGAGCAGGGGTTTTTTGATGCAGTTTCCTACAGTGCAGTGCGGTCAGCGCGAGCGCGCTAGACCGCTTGGTTTGGGGGGTTCCGGGGGAAACCCCCCGGTATGTCGGCGTGCCGACATTCGTTTAATTTACAGGTATT